CACCAGCGTGAGCGGGCACTGCCATTTCCTCAACAACGCTGCGGACAACGTCCGACACGTTAGGAATTGTTCCACCGTCGATGGAATTTACATATGGGCTCTTTCGCGCCAGGACGCGCCCGATTTGCCCGATGATCCTGTTAACATCTTTCGATGCAAAATTTTGAACTGTTGCAATTGGAATACAATCTGAAGCCATAACACTAGAAGTTTAGTTCCTTCTGTGCAGGCGACTTTTGGTTTTGTTGAGCGACAACACAGAAAGTGATCGGCCCTGAATAGGCGGATCGGGGTTTGTTGTTCGCTCTCGGCCACGCTAGAGCATGTTTTTGCGACCTATTGTGCGAGCATTTTGGCACTCGCGGGCCACTGCCATGCGGAGGCAGCGCACCGAGCTATCTCCGTTATAACATGACAGTTAAATTTTAAAACAGTTTTTTTATGACGCAAAAGACTGCTGCATTTTTGTAAGCCTGTCATCGCCTTCTGCATGAAAAATTAAGTCAGATATTCCATCCATAACATCCGGCGCACCAAGGATTAAATGCTCGTTCACAGGATGCCCAAAGGCAACCAGCGACTCGGTTGTAAATCGCTTTATCGCCATTCCGGTCATCTCCGGCGATGCATAAAACAAAAACGCTTTTCCGCCATGATTTACTTGCAGCGTTCCGTTTTTTTGCTCCTGAGCCATTGCCATTTCTGGCGTAAATCCCTTGTTGATAACGTCATAGTCGGACATCCATCCACCGCTTGCTGCGTGTAAAGCGCACCAGCGATAAAATCTAGCCGTGATTTTTGGTATTTCCGACGATAGATCCGACAAAATGTGGCCGCTCAAAAGCGAAAGCACTTGCGATAACTTGTTCCGCATTGTCGAGGCTTCCGCATGCGAGCGATTAAGCATCGTCGGCGTCCACCCGTGCTTTTCCCAACTAGCCTTCCATAGGTTGGCTTTTGTAAACTCTTCAGTCTGATTATTAAACGGAAGACTTTGGTAGTAGGCGTAAATCTTCATTAATACGTTTTGTATCCAACGTGGAACACTGGAAGCCCGAGGTCTACATGCGGCTGGTGTCCGGCGGCCTTAGCGCGTTTGCAGAACGAAATGTCCTCTCCTTCGGTAAAACCGTTTGGACGGAAATAGTCGAATGGTATCTGCGGGTTTTTCGATGCAAGTTCTGGGTTCTTGGCCCGAATGTCCTCAAACACCTTCCGATGAATGAGCATGCAGCCCGCGCCGACCCAATCAACCGAAGCCACGCGGTCGTTGTATAGCCTTGCGTCTGCCGCCAAAGACTGATCGCTGCACATCAGTTGCCCGCCCTCTTGGCGTCCAAAATACGCGCCAGCAACCAACGATTTCCCAGCACCAACTAGCCTGTGTAAGACATGCCGCTGAAGCGGGGCATCCGGTATTGCCCGCGCCGATGCAACCCAGTTCTTGAACCACAGCGGACGCCCAATCGACGGAATGATGTCGTCGTCGATCATAAACAGCCACTTTGCATCAGTCTGCAAAAACAGTTCAGCCATTTTATTTCGGCTGTGGTAAATCATTGCGTCGCCCATAATCGTGTCGGTTCGGATTTTGTCTTTTCCGAAGTCGAGCATGAGCGCCGAAATCACATCTGAAGTCACTGGATTGGTTGTCTTGTACCAGCACTTCCCGACAAAAATGTCGCGACCACCAAACTCACAGCGGTATGAAGGCATGCCGTCCGAAGATCTGTTTTCAATAATTGGATTTTTGAATTCAGGCTCGACAATTGCCTCCTGCGGCACCTCATCCAGCTCGTCCAAAGCCTTTGGAGCGCGTTTCCGCACGTTTGTATTGGCCGGACGCCCGCGCTTCTTTTTTTCGGGTACTGGCTCTGGCTGCGACTCTGGCCCTGACTCTGGCCGCGACTCTGGCTCTGGCTTTGGTTGTTTCCGCACACCAATACCTGCAACAGGCGCTGGAATTTGAGTTGCAAATGGGTTGCTTGAATCAAGCGCCGATAAAGTGCTTTGTTCCATTGAGCTGATTTTCATATTTATGCTCCGGCCTCATCGAGGCCAATATCGATTGCGTCTGATGATGACATTTTGATACGGTCGTAAACTGAGCTTTGCTTCGGACTGCTGCTTGTTACGTTTTGACGCGGAACTTTCGAGAGTCCCTTCAGCTTACTCAATTCAGCAGACAACTGCTTGATTTGGGCCTCATGTTGTGCCCGCATGCGCTGTTCAATTCTGACCTGCTCGGTCAACACATGCGAAAACGTGGCAGCGGCAGCCACGGCTGCTCTGTCGTTTGCGTTTTTAGGCCACAGCGCAGAACTGAACTTTTGCTCCAGCGCCTGCACGGCTGAGTTGTGTGCCTGCATTTTCTGCCACTCCTCCGGCGTTGTCGTCGCCGTTGGCTGCTGGTATCGAGCCCAAGGTACGTTTTTTGTCAAATTTTCAACGTAATTGTTGATGTTGGTCGTCTCTTGGACGTACCAGTTCTTCTGTTTGTTTTCGCGCTCGGCAATAAACTGTTCGGCATTTTCTGCCGCATAAGCAATTTCTTCCTCCTGTTTCTGCTTCAAATCGACGACATCGATTAGGTTTTTCTTGAGTTTTTCGGCGTCAATGAATGGCAGTTTGCTGATTGCATTGTGCTGCCACCAATTCTGGTCGATTTTGTCTGGGCCGCCCGCAGCCTTAATTGACTCGATCACATTGTCTGAAGCACCGTTCTGCTTCATTATTCTGTAAATAGTGTCTTCGGCTGAAGAAATCGGCGCTTCAAACTTCGACTTGAATTCAGGGTCGTTTTTTACATCGAAGATCTGCCGGAACTTTCTCAGCTCCTCATAGTCTTCCGGCAATGTCCGGTTTTGTTCTGCCTGCGCGAGCCTTTGCCGGAGAATCTCAGCCTCTGCCGCCTGCTGTTTGTAAATACTGGCAGTTTCTTGCAGTTTTCTCCAATTGCTCTGGTTTTTTTCGGACAGGTTTCGGGGCTGTTCGATTCCAGCAATCTCGGGATCGAGCGGAATTTGAGGCTGCTGAAACTGCGGCTGCGGAATCTGCGGCACTTGTGGCTGATCATTGCCTTGAAGCGCCTCGCGGATGCCTGTTGATACCTCAGTATTGGTCTCAATGCTTGGCGATGCATCCACGCCTGCGTCGGCTTCATCAAGCAGCGTGTCGATGTGTGCATCCAGATCCGGCGTAATTGGATCTGGGTTTAGCTTTTCAGCGCCTCCGTCTGAATTGGCGGCGTTTGGTTCTGGAACGTAGTTCTCTTCTGTATCAATTTCGTCTGACATAATTACATGGATGTGTACTGACCTGCACTAGCGTCGTCCGCCTGTTCGGGCGTAGACAAAATGTCGTCCAACTGTCGGAGCATGAACTCGCAGCCCTCTTTGAATTTGGCCGCAAGCGCGACCTCTTCAATGGAAGCTGTCGGCAGTGCTACCGGAACCCGCGAGCGCAAATAGTCTCGCAATTTTCCGGCTGTTCGTTGGTGGTATTCTCGGAGTCGTGACGTGTCGGATTGTTCCCAATTCATAAATTACCCAGCCGTGACTGGCTTCGGCGGATTCGCGATCTGATTAATGACTGACTGCTGCGATGGAAAAGTGTCTTCAACTGCGCTCATCGTGGCTTCCTGCTGTGCCACACTAGGAGGACGACGCATTCCGCCGCCGCCACCACCACCACCGCCGCCTCTTGCTGGCATTGCTGCCGCTGGCATTGCATTTGGGTTTTGCTGGGCTTGCTGGCCTGCGTAAAGCTGCGAAACAGCCTGCTTGTACAGGTTTTTGTACTCGGCAATCTTTTGCGCGTTTCCGCCCTTTGCCTCTGCCGCAGCAACGTGCTGTTGAAAGTGGTTCATTGCCTGCAAGAGCGGGGCTAAACCTTCCGGCGGTACACCACCTGGAGGTATGTTTGAAATCACTGGCATTAGCTTTTCGATCATGGTGTCGATATGCACCATATCGTTGTCTCTCGGGCTGACCGGAACGTCTTGACCAGCGATGATTGACTGAAGCTCGATGACCTGCTGGCGCGTTGCCTCGATTGCCAACGCCTCCACCTGATCCTTTGGAAGGATGACTTGGTTTGCGATGGTCTGTCCTAACTTGCGAGCCCAATCGAGCTTGATCAGCTCGTCTTGATTGATGTTTGGGTTGCCCGTGTAGCGTTGAATGAGGATGTCCAACACTGCCGAGTCCTGCGCGGTCGTATCCGTCGTCAGCTCGGCTGCTGGCGAGTACGCCATGATCAGGATGTCTGACGGCGGAAGGTTTTTGTCGAGCATCTCAAAGCAGCAACCGATCGCGTCCTGATCAAGATGCTCCGGCACCTCAAAGGGCACCAAAAACGGCGGCAGATCCATGTTGGATTGCTCAAACGCCTCAACAACTTCACGCCTTGCCCAAACGCAGTTCGGCTCGCTCTGCCGCACCAAGTCCATTTTGCCTTTCAGGTCTGCGGCAGCTTTCAAATGCTCGGGATGGCAGATGCCGCGCTGCATGCGCTCAACCCCTTGCGAGAATTGACGGGAAAAGCGTGCAAGAATGCCAGCGCGAAGCTGGTTTTCGATGGCGGCAACGCGGTTGACTTCCGACGCGGTTTTGCGCTGCTGGGTTTCCACGGGCGACCCTGGCAGAAACGTCCCGACTTGAATCTCAGCCAACTGACTAACAAACTGATCGAGCCTCAAAAAGTCTTCAACGTCCGCAGGCATCTGCTGTGGGATGACCTCGTACCCCTCAGAGATGAACGCGACCGGATGATGCACCGTCAACGGCGGAACATTCGGCTTCGATGTCGGGCCTTTCTTGAGCAGGAGCATCCCTTTGATGTACGAGTTGTCCACCACAAGGTTGCGAGCCTTGTCCACGGCCACATGCGTGTTGTACAGGTCGCGGCCTGCACCCCTTGAACTCATCAAAGATCCAGATCCGATTTCGACCGAAAAAAGCGCCAGCGTCTCAGCCATGCGATTGTAGCGGTCAACCTGCGTGCAGATTTCTTCTCCGCTTTTGTCGTCAAAAAGGTAGCGGCTGATCTTGCCATGTGGCTCGCGTACCAAGATCTCGCCAAGTTCGACGTATTTTGCGTCGTTTTCGTAGCTTGCCCCATAACTGCCCTCGCGAATCCAATCCTCATACCTGCGTGCGTCGTCGTCCGAGTCGAGCGTTCGACCTGCCGGAACGGCGTTGTTGATCGCTTTGACAAGGTTGTTGATATGCCATCCGGCAGCCGCAGACAGCTCGGCATGCTCAAGAATCGGGAGCAGTTCAGCGATCTGGTAACGGCGCTTCCGAGCCCAGATTGGCGTGTTGTCGGTCACCTGCGGCGTTTCAATCGAGAAAAAGGTGTAGTCCTGCCGCATGAACTCTGGCTTCCAATCGCGGATGTCATCCCAGCACCAAGCGCAAAACCCAAACGTAATGTTCTCGTGGACGGTCTGCGACAGCAGGTCGTCAAATCCAGCCCAGCCACGGATGCACTTTGTGATGCATTCGCGAAAGGTTTTCGTCTTGTGTTCAGCATCGACGCTGTCCACCGGAAACTTGGCAAATGTCAGTGTCGGCGCTGTCTCAACCACCTGTTTAAACGGCGGCTGAATGCGGGTGATCATCGTGGACAGAAACCCTGTCGGCCTGTTGGATCGCCAGTTCTGGCCCATGCTCTCCAGTTTCTTGGCGTTGTACGGCGGCTCGTTGTTGAGCTTTTTCTGAATTAACTGATTCTTGCGGTTACGCTCGACATTCTGCTGCTTGAGCCGTCGGTAGGCGCTGTGGGCCTGCGCTGCATCCTTAAACGTCCGGCTGACCTGTAACGTGTCAGGATTAACCGTATCAGTGCTGTTGGTTTCTGGGTCGGTTACATCGAGCCCGAGAATGCGTGGCTTATCGTAATGATCCGACACACGCGGCGCTTTAGGCGCAAACTTGTCGGTAATGCGCGGATCGAGAGGTTTAATATTGTCAGAAGCCATATTACAGTTTCACCCAGCAGTTGTCAGGAAGCCCGCTTGAAGCGTTCAGGCAGTCTCGATCGAGAAACACAGCCGTCCGGTTGTCGTGACGCATTAGCGAACAGCCACCCAGATTTGCCGAGTGATGCACATCACGGCCCTGCCTGACCGACGCCGACAGCCGCTGCGTAGCATTCACGCACGCGCCACACGCGGACTGCCAAGTCGTGTTAAATTTGCAAGCGGCACAGGTCTTTGCGCGTTCTTCTGCAAGCTCATCAGTTACAAGCGGATGCGGCTTTTGTGAATGCAGAATGTTTTTTGCCCACGTTTGGATGTCATTCAACAAATCCATCGACGCCGTTTGAACATTGACGCTGGTCACCGAGACCATATCAACCCCGTGACAAAAATGGGGCCAATTAGAGCAGATGTATGAATTGATGTCGCCTTCAGCGTCACTGCTTTCCAGATGATTTTCAGCGCGATACGCCTCCAGATTGGCAATTAAATTCTCATAGGAATGTCCGGTCAGCCGTACATCACTTTGGTAGTAATGCCAGCCGCCAGGCGGTATCATCCCTAGAATTGGTTTTGCCATACGCTAAAATTAATTCTACCTCGGCTGCTTTTATTTACAAAACAAATTCATGGTGGCATTTTGGACAAATTGCCGTGTCTTTGTCAGGTTTTTCGACCTTTTCGTCAGCAATTTCGGGTATTTCGTCAGGCGATCCAAGCATTTCGTCTAACTGCTCTTTAGTAAACCCAAGCGTGCTAATATCAAAATCTTGATCCTTCAAGTTATCAATCTCAGCCGCCAGCATGTCCCAGTCCCATGTCGCCATTGACGCGAGCTGGTTATCAGCGATCACATACGCCTTTTGCTGGGCTTCAGTGAGGTTTGACAGCCTAATGCACGGGACGGTGCTGTAATGCAGCCTGCGGGCCGCCTCAACGCGCCCGTGGCCCGCAATGATGGTGCCTTCATCGCTAATCATCACCGGAGCCGTGAATCCAAAGGATTTGATCGACTTCATCAGCGCGGCAATCTGATCTTCACCGTGCTGTCGGGCGTTTTGTTTGTACCCCTGCAACTCTGCAACGGGCATGAATACAATTTTATGGTCTGGGTCTTTCATCGGATTTTTTAGGGTACAGTTTAACGTGGCCAGCGCAAATCGGGACTGTGCGTCCGTCAGGTAAATAGCCTTTTCCGTCAGTCAAATTATCGCATTGTTGAAAACCCTGTGCTGTTTTTTCAACGTGCCCGCATCGCTTGAGTTTTTTAACGGTCATCCTTGCTTGATGTTATGAATTGAATAATCAGAGCAATCATTGCAATAACTCCAATCAATATTTGCATTTTAGGTGGGTTCTTCATCCGTTTCCTCCTTTTCTCCACAGTGTTTATTGGTGCATTCCCAGCCGCCGCCGGACGATACCACCCGACCTGACTCTGGATCGTATTCGCCGTCCTCCTCCCATTCCATCAAGCACCCGCAGGTGTCGCAGATTTCTTCAGATTCTTCAGGTGGTGGTGATGTTTTCCAAGCGTCGTAGCTCATTCGCACGAATAGGTTGTTTCTTGCAGTTTCAGTTTTGGAAGGTTGGGCAGAATAAACGATGCGTCAATGAATCGCACGCGGTTGGTCGGTTGAATAGTCAGCCGACCGCTGTCTAGTTTGACAAAGATGAACTCTTTGTCCTGTTCCGGCGCATCCGACCAGCCATCGTCCATGTGGGTGGTCGAGAACAGGTATTCCCCATGCGCGATGACGCCACTTTTGAGACGCACGCTGACCTCCATCCCGCGCAGGATAGGGTTCTGCAATACAGCAAAATGGTAGCTGTAGCAGTCCCACAATTGAGCGTCACTGATGTTCCACTCTTGGCTTGGGCCTGCATGAAAGCTGACCGCATGAGGCGGAATGTTTCTGTACAGGGCACCGCCATCACGCAGGATGACGTTAATGCCCCACACACGAGCCGGAATCGAGGTAAGTCCGACCCACATCGCCTCTACAAGCCCACACGGCTCTTCATGCGTGTAGGCGCTGTCCACCCAGATGTATCTGTGCGTCGGCACAGGGCCGATTTTAGTGTACCTCATACGTTTCCCACTCTTCTGACAGCAGTTCTTTCTCGTCCAGCTTGACCGGAAACTTTTTGTCGCCCTCAAAGTACAGATGTTCCGCTGTGCCTTCCGGCGTCACTTTGCGCTCAAGCCGCATAAGCCCGAGAAACGCGCCACGCCACAGCGGCGAACGGATGCCAATGCGGTGCGGTTGATGGTACATCATTTTGAATGCCTCAACAAATCGGAGGCGATTAAGCAGTAGCTTCATTGCGTTTTTCATTTTTAAGGCGCTCATACTCTTTGATGGCGTCTTCTGCTTGTTTGATTTCCGAATCGTATTTTGGGTAGCCTTTGCCCCATGCTAACTGCTGCAAAAACTCACGGGCATAGTCCACCAAGTCGTCCGCGCACTGCTCCCATGCCTGCGCGGCTTTTTTATTTGTGAGCGGCTTGCTCACAACAGGAATACCCGCGACCTTGCGCAACTCATTCAACGTGCCGACGCCAACGCCGTTCATTTCTTTGGCGTTGAGTACATGCTTGAGGTCATCCAAGCCACGCACGTTGTACGCATCCAGATAACGCGCCATGATAAACGTCAACGGCGCAAAACCACTCCTGTGTTCTACATCCGCGATGTAGGCAAGTTTGCGGCCCTTAGCACTCATCGCCGTCCTCCTCATCATCCGTCGGTTGAATGTTGAAGTAAGGATCGACCTCGGACTTCTTGAGCTTGAAAACACCGCGCAACTCAGGGTTCTCCTGCATGATGTAGCGGGCATATGGTGCCGCCAGCGGGTCAGCAATCTTGAACCCCTCAGTCTGCACCGTCTCAATGTTGGTACGCCACCGCAGCACCTCAAAGAGCATCGCAATGCCAATGTTCCGCGCACCCGCACGGCTGGCCGTATACGCCATGTCCGTGAGTTTCTTGGCCACATGCGGATTGGCCGCGTGATACGTCCGCCACCGCTCAATAAGCGACGGCTTTTTCCGGCTCTTACGATCGAAGTCCAACTCAAACTGTGCGTTCATTCGCGTTCCTCCAATCCACTGAAGTCCTCTCCCTTCACTTCCGCGACCAATCCGCACACATCACCGAGCGCAGCCTCTCGGATCGCCTGCAATTGCAGAAAATACCTGTCTGCCCGCAAGGCCATACGCGCTTGGAGCGCGTCGGAATATTTTTTTTCGAGATGGAGAACCTCCAGCTCGTCTTTCAACTGCTTAACTTCTGCCCGCAACGCGATAAGCTCGCGCTGCACCTCTTCCGAGACGTTTTCTGTATTCATGGATCAATGTATATAGACTAAGTAACAGAGTCCCTCCTACCAACCACTCGGCTGGAGGAGGTTTTCTGCTAATTCAACCCGCACCCACACCCCTGTGGTTGATTGTTGAACCGCACTAATAAACTACTGTTGCCTCTGTTGGCAAGTGGAAGCCACAGGATTCCCATTTGCAAACGTGTAGCAAGTATTGTCGTCGTACATGAATAACGCGCACTGACTGTTGTATGTAGTGCTTTTAACGCCGTTTAAGTAATATCCAGTACTCCAAGCGCCTTGCGCTAAAAATCCAATCTGCTGATCTGGTCGATGCACTATATCTGTGCCCCTTGAACTTTCAAAAGTACAAGGCAACTGCGTTACTGGATTTCCATCAAATGACTCAAAGCCATAAGTATACCACAGGCCGTTATCAATTGCCTGATGTGGATTTGGCGGAGATTGCTCCCAATCAGCAATCCCATCAACAAACCAACCGTCGCTGTATGGGCCGTTTTTGCTTGGGTCAATAGGGTTAAAAAGCGATGCAATGTAGTTCAGCTTTGGCGTCAAGTCCTGCATGTTGTTCATGCCGTTCACCTCAATGCGGCGTCCACTCGGAACGTAAAACGCCAGCTTGCCGTTCTGCCGATCGACATAAACCTGCAAGCCGGATACCACCTGCACCGGAACCATTGAACGAATCTGTGGCAGGTACTGTTCGTAGTTTGCCAGCTTTCGGTTGCGACGATTTCTCATAATAGCTTGACTTTACTCTGAGAAGTCCACGAAGTCCATCTTGGAGTCCACCAGCGACACCAACTCCTTGTGACGCGGCTCCGGCTTGACCTCGTTCATGGTGGCCACCGCGCCCGCCCGTTGCCGCATCAGGAATACGAGCAGCGACAGCGAATCGAGCGCATCCGGTGACGGCGACCGCGTCCGTTTGCAGTACTCTTGCTTGCTCTCCACACGCACCATGCCCTTACCCTTTTGCTTGTACCGTCTGGCAGTGGCCTGTTTGGAGAGTTCTTCGTTCCGCATGCCTGGGCTGATTTTTAGCCACTCAAATTCCAAGTACTTGGACAGCCCAAACAGCAGCTCGGTGACGACGCCGTTGTACAGTTCGTTCGCCCGCTGGCTGTCGTCGCCTAGGATGTGGGTCTCGGTGGCCGCCCATGAGTAGTTCACCCCCAGCACCTCCGAGCCGAATAGCGTACACAGCGAGTCATGGATGCCCGCGCCGTTGCCCGTCCGATCTACACACAGCCAATTGGGCGAAATCTTCATTACCTTGCACCATTTAATGATGGCCGCTGTCTGCTCAAGCGTCGATGCCTTGGGGAATGGCGTCTGAGCGTCTAGCTGCAACACCGTTCGGTGGCCGCCCTTGTACTCGCGGAACCGTCCGTCCCGCGCCGTCCACCCGTCCGACAGGCCAAAGCGACCATACGAACACATCACCTGATCGTTCCCTTCCAGCGCCAAGTCGAACGCCGCAAGCGGCACCACAGGCCCGATAAAGCGAACGACGCCGACCGCGTTGTCGATCATGGCCGGAGATATGATGCCCATCGCCAGGCCCTCCTCTGGAAACCAGCCGCGTGCCATCGTCATTGCTTCCGCCGTCCGGCCACGGCTGACGTAGCCGTTGAATCCTTCGTAGGTCTGTAGGCCGTGGAAGACGACACGGCGCTCCATCACGTTTTCACACTGAGCGGCGTCCAAGCGCAGTACATGGTAGCCCTCGCGGCTCTCCCACTCGTGATCGTCCTCGCAGTCGATCGAGCCCCATCCGTCTACAGGCTCGCACCGCTGGCCAAAGTCCGATGTCCGATCCTTGGGGTTGCTTGCACCGAAGATCTTGATCGAGCCTGGCGAGCCCGCTTGGTCAGCCGACGACAGGATGTTGTTGACCCCTTCCCACACGCCGCCAGGGACTTCCTCCGCCTCATCCAGTACCACATGTGTCCGACTCAGGCGGCCCCACCTCCGGTGCGCGGCCCCAAAGCGTGGCACTGGGTGGAAGCCGCGTAGCGTACCGTGGCCGCTCTCGCCCTTGGGGATGGCGACTAGGTGGATGCCCTGCTTGCTGTCCACCGTGGCCTGAATGCTCGTGGCCTTGTCATCCATCAGATCCGGTGGCCGCACCAGCGCCGTCCGGTGGAAGGTCTTGATGTTGGCGAATATGTTCCGTTCCGCGTGTTCGCGGGTGAGCGAGATGACCTTGATCGATGTGTACTCAGGATCGCGCAGCCAATCGAGGTAGAACCAAGCGGCAGCGCCGAATGACTTGCCCATTGCGCCTGCGCCTTGAATCAGGAACTTGTCGTACCGGAACAGTCCGGCCCATGTGGCCTGCGCCGACCGTGGCCGCCAGTCGTAGACCTCCGGCCCCCACAGGATCGTGGCCGCCGCCTCAAATTGGTCAGCCTCCAGCAGTGCCTTGACGTAGTCGTAGACCACAGCCTCGGCCACTGGAAGCGTCAGGACGGCCTTGGCGGGCGGGCGCTGTGCTAGGTTGCGGAGTATCCACGCGGCTGCGTGCAGGATGCCGCGATCCTCGTCTGAGTCTGCGAGCTGCCGGATGCGGTGCGCGGCCTTGAGCGTTGTGGCGACGGTTCGGGGCTGTAGTGCTGGCATGGTATCGATCGATGGATGGCAGCCTATCA